AAGTTAATAGTGCTGCATCGAATTCTGCATCTCGTACTAATTGAGCTGACTGTAGTTCATCAACATCAGATTGTACTGCTGCTATTCCAGCGTTAACTCCTCCAAAGGCGAAAAAGCCTCCTGCTAAAAGAACTACTGCTGCAATTATAACTGTCCATATAACTCCTGTTTGATTTGCTTGCATTTAAATTATACCTCCTTTCAATACTTTGGAATATCAAAGAATATCCAATAATATAGAGGAATATAAGTATTTAAATGTTATGTGGAACTATTCGTTGTTTACTATAGGCCATCCTCTAACTCCCCATCCAGCTACAACTCCTCCGATTATTGTTACAGCTGCCGACGTGATACTTGGAGCGTAAAGAGACCAAAGACCTCCCAATCCTAAAACAGTGGCTCCAATATTAGTTAATGATTTATATGCAGGTTTATTCATTTTTCACCTCCTTTCAAGTTATTAGACTTCTGAATATCCATCCTCCGATGATTGTTAATCCTAAAAGCCAAAAGTATTGAATTCTAATATGTAACTTTCTTTTTGAAACTACATTTCTTATATACTCTAAATTATCAAACATCACTACTCTCTGTTCTTTATGTGGTAATGCTTCAAATTCACTTCTTGTTATTTTTAATCCGTTCATGTTCCCGATAGCGTACTTCTGAATGATTGAATTGAATAGCTAAGAATGGCTGCCGTACTATATGTTCCTCCTATTTTAAGAACTACTGTATCATTAGTGTCGAGTTGATTTACTAATCCAGTTGCCCACATCATATTCTGGCCACCTAAAATACTTCTATTATTTCCATCTTGCCATAGTGTCATTTCATGAAGTCCTGGAAATATGCTTCCTACAACTGCAGAATATCTTCCTACGTTAGCTGGAGTCCGACTTCCACAAACTATTTGCTGATTGGCGCTTATTCCAGATATTCTTATTGATAGAAGATCTTGAGCATTTTTATTAATCTTAAAATCCATCATTATATGAGCTGGATTGCTTAGACTGCCCACATTGATAACGATACTTCCTATCTCTTGTGCTGCTGTACCACTTGTTGCAGCGCCTGTACTTCCTATTTCAACATATCTTCCTGCAGAGGCAAATCTATTTACTTCAGTTCCAAATAGTATATTTCCATCTGACTTGGGAAAAATTCCTTCTGGCATATTCTTATATTATTTCGATATTTTAAATAAGTTGATTAGATTAATATATATCTATCTCGGGATTACTTCCAACGTAGCTAAAATCTGAAGCTCTTCAGTTCCAGTAAATAATATACTTCCAAAAGCTTCTCGTTGCCAAGCACTTCCAATATCAGTTGGTCCACTTATAAATAATCCAAACTCAGTTAAAATTAATCCTGACATTGTAGTGGCTGCAAAGTCTGCTTGAAACTGTACTTTCTTGGCTGTATCGAAATCTGGACTTCCTGTGATTACTCTTCTCGTATGCTCGTTTATAAGTATCTTATCACTAACCTTCGCTGTTCCACTTCCTGAGCCTATCCCTATGGCACTTATAAAGCTCGGTACAGCGCTTCCTAATCTAAAAGCTACATTAATAGCTCCTTCTGTTGTAAATGGAATTTTAATTTACCTCCTTCTTCCTTTTTTTCCAATGAAGATTAACATGATCTTTATTAGTCCATAACTGAAGATTTTCTATTTTATTATTTAATTTATTTCCATCAATGTGATGAATTGTATATCCCTTAGGAATATATCCCTTATGTTTTTCCCAAATATATCGATGTTCCAAATAATGATTCCCCAAAAATCTTATCACTTTGTATCCGTCTTTATTTATATATCCATTCCTAAGTTTTTTACTTCTCATTCTCATTCTTATTTCTATTGAATATACACCAGTTCTACCTTTATGCCATGGTTCATGTCCCTTAATGAATCTTCCCTTTTCATCTCTCTTTTCCATCATTTGTAATGTCATCTTTTGTTTATAAATCCTTTCATATTGTTGTGTAGTCGAAGCCTCCGCTTGCAACTGTTGTTAATGAACTTCTTCTATCTCCTAAATATCTTTGTGGAAAATATGTGTTCCCACTGGCATATGAATATATCCTGCTGCCTTCTGCATTTGTTACAGTTGTTCCCTCATCCATTGGCCAATATGCGAATAAATTATCTATTGGATAGTTTACTTTGGCATTAAGACTTCCAACCTCAGCAAGAGTAAGAATTTTATTTTTATATATTCTCATTTCGTCCATTGAACCAGTATAATAATCATTAATTCCACGTAGCGCTCCAATAAATAAATCATTTGAATTATTTATAGATGAACTTTGAGAACTAATATCTACAACACCATCTTGAGATCCATTTATATAAAATGTTGCGTTGCTATCTCTATCTGCAGTTACAGCTACATGAACATCTGAAGATAAATTAACAGAACCTGTAGAATTTACTGTTAATGTCGCAGTGGCTACTGGTCTTAATGTTAAAAATAATCTTTCACTTGTATCTATTCCAAATCTATAACCTATTCCACCTGGTCCTGTTGAATGTTTATCTATTATAAGCATATTTCCTTGAGAACCAGTATTTATCCAAGCTGAAATGCTAAAGTCATCTGTTCCCATGTCTATCGTACTATTATCAGGTACTCTTATGTGATCAGGACTTCCATTAAATCCTAACGCTCTATCGAAACCTAATGTAGTTGAACTTAATCCACTTATCCATTTCATAGTTGAAAGTGAAATTATACTTCCTGTATTTGGACTTCCTACAATACCAAGTTGTGTAGAGAGATTTACTCCTGATAGCCCTAAAATAAAAGAGTCATTTATATCTCTTGTTTTTATTTGAAATCTACTTCCTACAACCAAGAAACTTCCTAAACCGAATTCTAATCTTGTTATGAAATCTCCTTCTTGTAAATCCTCTGCTTCTAATGCTCTTAGTCTTTTAGATAATTCAGTTATTGTATCTGTTATATCTGTTATCTTATTGTTTAATCTTATCTTTATAACTCTTTCAGATTCAACAGTGTTTTTGTCGAATGTATAAGTTATATTAAGAATAGGCCAAGTTGGCTCGTTTATATCGAAGTCCGATAAGATGGCCTGTACTGTCTGACCTATTGTAAAAGTAAAAAATCCTTTTAATTCAAATTCGGCTTTATCTAAAGGAGTACCTTGCTCTAAAGCTCTATTTAAAATATTCTTTGCTTGATCAGGATCCTTTATTGCCTTATCATTAATTACCAAAGTCTTGGGACCAAATGCATCGATAGAAGGCCTGCTTTGTCCGAATCTGACAAGAGGAGTTTCTCTGTCATAATTAACTACTACTGATCCTCCTGAAGTAATTAAATTATTTTTTCCAACCTCAGTTCCAGAAACTAATATAATTTGTCTGTCTTCAAAATTTACAAAATAATCTGGTGCTCTACCACCACTAATAGGTAATTCAAATAAATTAAAAATTCCTCCTTTTAAAACACTTCCAGGAAAATCAGATGTTCTAACTTCTGTATGGAATGGTTTACTTGCTAAAGTAAATACGCTTCCTGCTTGGCTTAATGCATCATCAAATGGACTTCCTCCTGAAAAGAATTCTTCATTTCCTGTTAGTTGTCTTGCTCCATATACAAACACTTTATTAGCAATACCTTCTCTTGTTGTATCAAATCTTCCACGTACTATGTTTGTTGTATTTAAAGTAATCCCTGAATCTGAGGAATCTTTCTCTTCAAAATGTATGTCTTTATTTATATCTACATAGAATCTGAATCCTGCTAATTCAGCAAGCTGTTGTAATGCATCGAATACTGGAGTGTGATTAAACGCTATTCTTGGTAAAGTGATCTTAGTTACATTAACGTTTGTAGTCGTAATATCTGATACATTGTTATCTATAATATCTTTCACTATTGTACTGATTTCTGAATTGGTAAATACTTTAGGTTCTACTGTTGCATCTTGAAGTCTTGCTGAAAAGTCTCTTCCTGATAAAAATATTTGTTGAGTATTGTTATTTCCTGTGAATGATACTCTTTCTAATATCCCTGTAAAGATAGTAGTTGTAGGATTTGCATCTTTGTTTGCTTTGATTATGATTTCTTTTCCAATTATAAAGTCATCATCATGTCTTCCAAAAGGACTATCAAAAAGAGCTCGAAAAAAGGCACTTGAATTATAATCTCCATTAGTGATCTGTACTCTTAAATTCTTAACATCTGGAAAGACTGTTCCTCCGACGGTTAATTGTGTTCTAATTACCATTATAAACTTAGTTTATTAAACAACTCCTCTCTTAAACTTCTGGAAACATCTTCGGCATCTAATCCGACTAATTCTCCTATAATTATTGTGAGACCTCCGCCTCCACCGCGTCCTCCAGATAATCTACTCCTTGGAATAACTCTCTCTCCTTGATGAACAAATGCTAATCCCGTTCGTTTGACTAATCCTCCATGTTGAAAACTTCCAGAAATACTTTGTTCTACTGCTCCTGGAGTTCTACCTGAAAATGCAGCAAGAGCCCTAAGCACTGCTTTAATTATATTTAATAAACCCTCAAAAAAACTTGTTGCTTCTTTGACTGGTTCAATAATATTTTCTTGAATCAATCTTTCAAATCCTACAGCTGCTAAATGTATTGCTACAAGTGCTAATATTATTAATGCGAGGATAGTCAACCATGGGGAACTGACAAAAGTTATAATTGCTATCGCCACTGCCAACGCGGATACAGCAACAGTAACTATTCCCAATACTGTTATAGTTTCCCTGAGTGGTTCAGGTATTGCTTCCCATCTTTCTTGGAATGTTCGAAGAAAAGCTATTGTATCTTGTAATGCTGGAATTAATTTTTCTCTTACTAAAGGAAGAAAAACCTTTCCAATTTCTATTTGTAAATCTTCAAATCTTTCTTTGGCTATTTTTAATTGATTTGCAGCACCTTCTGATGTTCTGGCGAAGTCTCCTATAGCGTTCTTGGATTGTTCTACTGCAATTGAAAGTGTGGCGATTGCTTTAGCTTGTCTTAAAGATTCAAAAGTCTGCCCTTGAGAAATTAATAAATCTACTCTTGCAAGAACATCCTTTTCTAATATAGCGATACCTAATTCTTTAACAGATTCTCGTTCACCTAATAGAGCCTTAGTTAATGCCTTGCTTGCTCTCTCTGCTCCACCCTCGATATTAGTAAAAGAAGCTAAGTCTACAGCTAATTCATTAACTTGTTGAGATAAATCTAATGCTGCTTGTCCAGTAAATCCGAATCCTGTTAATAGATCTCCTGTATCTGATAATAGTTGTTTAGCTGATTGACTGCTTAAACCAAAGTTATCTACTAAATTCTTAGCTACTATCTCTGCTTCCTTATCTACCTTTTTGAAAACAACAGCGAATTTGTTAAATGTTTCTTCAGCATCAATAGCCTTCTTGATTGCCCCAGCAAGACCTACAGCAATAATTCCTCCAGCCGCACCTACAAGTAATGCACTCTTTCTAAATTTCTCCATAGAGAGATTAGCTTTATTAAAAGCCCGTGAGAATTTATCTTTTGCTCTTATTATAATCTCAATTACATTTCCAAATACCATTATCTTCTACGTGAAAGTGCTCTCATTTTCCTTTCTTGGCTTCTTTGATCTCTCTCAACCTTTTTAAGATATCTAACAACATTGTTAAAATCTCTTAAACTAAGATTTCTTACATACTCGAGAGTCCAACCTTTGAAATAATCGCAGATTGCTATTTCGTTGTATCCTTCGGTTGAGAGGCTTGAAAATTTTCATCAACTCCATTAAGTTTATTGATCTCATTAGTTAACTTTAATCCTTCCTTCATAGAAAGATTATCATATTCTTCATCTGTCATTTCCATAGACAATTGGATCATCTTTTTGGCAGCTTCTGCTGGTTCTATTTTCCCAAGCAAAGCTATATCTTTGTACTTAATTTCTTTGATAATATATTTCTTATCTCCGATAGTGATTTCTACTTCTTCCATTCGACCTCCTTTCAAGTTTAAACTTTTGCATATTCTGACAGTGATGCTCCACTCGTCCATTCGATAGCACTTAAAGTCTCTGCTCTGATAACTATCTCGCCTTCACTAACTCCTTCATTTGTACTTGGATTTGTCATAGTCATTATCTTACATCCACTCATTACGAATTGAGCGTGTTGACTTCCGCCTCCTCCTGGATTAGCTCCATCTGCGTTTAGATCCCACTGACAATTAAATACACTTCCAGCCTTGAAATGTTTATCGTAAAAGTTTGCACTTAAGGTTCCTTCGACATCCCATCCAATAGTAAGAGTATAATCTCTATTTCCTAAAATAGGAACTCCAACATCTCTACTTCCTGTTACATAGTGTGGTGATTCTAAGTTCTGATTGATTTCTAAAGTAACTTCTCTTGCTGTGTTTACTTCACTTCCTGCTACGTTAACAATACTATCACTCCATAGATAACTTCTTGGTGTTGTTTTCTCTACTAATGCAGTTGTTGTTCCTGAACCAAAGACAAGTGTTTGACCTGTATATCCAAATTCAACAGTAACTTTCTCTCCTTGAGTCGCTGCAATTGTAACTGTATTGCCTATTACTCCATTGATTGTTCTTATGAAGTTTCTTCCAGTAGCCACAGATTGTTTAGAATCTTCAATAGTCCACGATTTAGATGGATTAAGAGTACCACTTGTATGAACATTCTGTCTGACATCTGTATTAACTTCTGCTCCTCTATGGAATGAAGTTGTAGTTCCTGATATATCTCTAACTGAACCTATATGCCATAAGACAAATCTCATATCTTGAGGATGATAAGTTACTGTTCCTGTAACATCTCTTGGACCTTGATCTAAAACATCAAAGTTTCTTGTTGATGTGCCTAAAAAACGTGTTTCTATTAAGTTTTCTGAATCTTCAATAGAATTTTCCATTACTTGTCCAGGCCATATTCCCGGTCCAGATGCTTGAGCATAAGTTCCACTCTCAAGTCTAAATAAAACCTTATTCTGATCTGCTAAAAATCTCGCCATTTATTATTCCTCCTTTCAATTAAAAAATTTGTATTGAATCTCACATATCCTTGACTTTGGTTTACCCTTCCCATCCTCATCAACCTCTACAGCACTGATTGCATCGAAGTCATGTAAGTTATTGGCTATACTTCCAGTCGAACTTGTGAATTGTATAAGTCTTAATCTGTTTAATACTGCATTATATAAATTATCTTTCTCTACTTGATTCCTTGCCCATATCCTTAATTCTAATGTAATAATATAATCCATCCCAGTACTCTGCATACCTGATCTCGAAGCCTCAACATTTGTAATTCTTAATGTAATCTGTGGATAGAAAACCATACGTTGAGGATAAGAAGTCATAATAAATTTAGATCCTGATGGTCTACTACTGCTAACTGGATCAGTGATTTGATCATCTAAATCATCCTTTATAAAAAAGAGTATATCTGCTATTAGATTACTTGCTACGACCATCGTATTACACTAACCTCGCTTGGTTAGATAATATAACTAAATCGTTTTGTTTTAAATAAATTGATTAAATAGTTATATACTTTTGATTTGTGCGTTTAGTATATTACTGATCTTCTGTTTGTTTCTATCCTTTGAATTTCTAAAATGTCTTCTTGCTGTAAGTCTACTTGTCCCGAACTCTAAACCTTTAGCATAAGGAATATCTGTAAATATTTTAGCATCTTCTTTTGTAAATATAATTCCTATTGAATTAAGAAATCTTCCAGTATCTACACTTGTTGGTTCAGCTTTTCTTCCAGCTATAGATTGTTTCACTTCTCCTTGTAAGAATATTGCTGCATTTTTTAATCCTCGAGGAATATTCTTATTTTTTATCTTTCTCTCAACATTTTTTAGAAATTGTTTAGTATTTTTTATTCCTCTAATCGTTATTTTTACTGTCATTCTCCTATTAAACTCCCTAATGGTAATCGAGATAAAAACACTTTCTTATATATAGGCACTCCTTCTATTTCTGCTCTAATTGTACCATCTGGGATTGTAGTATAAACTTCTCGAGGGATAGGACTTCCAATTCCAACAGTAACCTGAATCTCGGATCCTGTTATAGCTAAACTTCCATTTACGAACATTCTAACATCTTCATTAATTAACTTACCTTGCTCTACTAATACAGAATCAAAGCTTCCTCTTCTCTGATCTATTGGTAAGATAATTCCACTTGTCCAGAGATCTGCCCCTATTTTAGTTAAAGGACCATCATCATCATATACACTACCTATAGTTATAGAGAAACTTTGGATTCTAATTTGAGTCCCAGCTAAAGCTAATAATCTTTGGAATCCACCCTGTAGTCTGTCTTTAACACTCATGATACGCTTCGAGTAAATTGAACTGCACGTCCAATTGCCTTGAGCTTCATGTTTCCAAATTGTCTATATTGATCTCCAGTCATCGCTTCTGCACTTTGTCCTATACTTAGATCTGAAAGTTTAAGTTGATCTCCTCCAGCTCCTGCATTACTTAAATCTACAGCATCTGCCTTAGCGAAGTCTGTTATTGCTGGTTGAAACTTCTCTGCTATAGAAGCAGAACTTATCTCATTTCCAGTAAATGTAGCTACATGTACTCTTGATAAGTCAACAATCTCAACCATATTACCACTTACTCCAGCAGGTATTCCTCCGATGTTCTCAACGATATGTGTAGCAATCTTAGCACTTGTATCTAATCCAACCATTTAGTTTATATTCCTCCATTTTTGTTGATCAAAACCGTCGAATTCTATATAGCCTATAGTTATTAAAGCTAACTCATTAGAATTACTTATTGCCTCTAAGTTTCCACCCTTCCAATACTTCAATCCATCAGGCCAACTATAAGAAAACGTACCTTTTTCATCAATCCAGAGTAAATTAGATTCAAATGAACCATCTGTTATTCTAAAGGTAATTCTTCCAGAACCCTTAGATACTATTAGATCAGTAATTATAAGTGCCCTGTTAGTCTCTATCAAAGCCTGAGAGCCATTTATAGATATACTTCTTACTTTCTTTTGTTCTAATATTGTATTTATTGTCATGCTGGTACAAAGAACCCCGATATTGTTATTAAAACATTAGAATCAGTTGCCTTTGCATTTATGAATTTTCCCTCTTCTGCCGTAATAAAATTGAGACCTGTAAGAGGCAATGTCGCTTGTCTTTCCAGATCAACTTGTAAAATAGAATTATCAATAGTCGTTGAGTTCTCCGAGGATGCTTCATAGATATCTATTACCGTTCCTGCTACAGCAGTGTTTCTGTCTGTTTGAATGATTATATCTGTAATCACAAGTCTCTGCCCGGCACGTGGTTTAAACCATGTATCTGCAGTGTTATCAGCTACTAAACTGTGAAACACTGGTGTTGAATAATTAAAGGATCTAACAATTAGTTCGCCAATATCACTTACCTTTACAGTTTTTCCAGTTTCTGTACTCTTTATAGTGGTCTCTATCATGATAACCCCTACTCAAAGTACCCTATCACCGAACAAATTCCACTAACTGTACTTATGGGTGTAGGCTGCTTTTTGATTAGGATAGCATCATTCTGACCTAAGATTATAGAATCACTAACATGAATCTCTGCGGTAGAATTATCTTCATTTTTTGCATAACCTAATAATATCCCGCTCGCAGCAGCAGTTACATTTGCATCTCCAAATGCTCTTGCCTCTGGACTATTCGAAGAAGCAAGATTCATGTTATTTCCAGAAACAACAGTTCCTGCACCATTTGTTGTAGATGACCATAACTCCCAAGTAGCTCCACT